AATAGATTCTTAATATAAAAATCATTTGTAACTAAGAAGGTAAGAGTTACATCGTCGTTTATAAACGTATAAGGTGTTTTAGTAGAATGCTTAGTGGTTACATGTTCGTTAGTAGATATAGAGCGACCAGGTAATGATGCAGACTCGCATATAGCGTTAACAAGAAACATATCTGGATTAATAGAAGCTGGACCATTAAACGTAATAGCAAAAAGATTAGGACGGGCTAATCCGCCACGCTCTGATATTCTTGAAGATAAATCCTGGACTGGAGAATCAAAAATCATTGTTATACCTTTTGTCTTGAGTCTTTCCAGACTGTTCTCTTGCCTGATTTACGGAATTGCTCTGTTGGTAAGAACACTGCTATTTCCCATTCTGTTGCCTGTACCATAGCAGCTTGTCCTTCTACATGCTTATATAAATATCTTTTAAAACAAGGAGCAAACCATTTTAATTTAGATACACTTTTTAATAGATTGTAGTTTAGTTTAAAACGTGTTGACTCGTCGTATCTCTTATTGTTTGTTATATCCATAAGACCATCGAGCATCTTAGCGCGAAGCGGCGGTGGGAGATAATGTAGGTTTAAGCCATAGAATCCACCAGGTGCTGCTTCTACCATAACAACTAAAGGAAATGCGTCATAGTACGGTAAGGTCTCTCGATTCTTAGGATCATAGAAATACATGTACATTGATCCAGAGCGTAAACGTTTTCGTTCTATTACATTCGGATCTTTTAAAAGACCACGACGGCTTACACCTTGCATTGTTTTAAGCTTATCCTGGAACCAAGCACGAGAACTATCTGTACGTGGAGTTATTCCAGCTTTAAAAGCTTGCGCTTGATACTTGTCGAATAGAGAATCTGCCATAGTACTATTTATGCTATTTTGTTTACATTCCTATGAATATATGATATAATAAGAGAGTCTTCTCTGAGGAGGGATGATATACTACCCAGTCAAGAGTCTTATTCCTAATGATTTTAAGGTGTCTTCTGTCCATATCTCAAAATGATATCCACGGTTAGATGCGTACTTCTCAGCAGCTTTCCATTTTGATTCATTCTTAATAAAGGTCATGACCTCTGAGATATATCTTTTAGTTTGTCTGGCAGGCTTCTTAGGAGGTGCGCATTGTGATTTAGGTTTAATCTCTACAAGGACTATTCTTCCATCAGAGAATTTTACTTTTAAATCAATAAAGTACCTATGAGGCTTATTGTCAGTCCTACAGATATAAGGAACAATTACTTCCTCAGAAGACCATCCGACAACTGCATCTTGGTCTTCACACCAGCGAAAAGCCTGGCGCTCCCATAAAGACCTATATGTTACTTTGGATGGATCACCCAGATACTTCTCGGGTTTCTTTAATTTATATTTGCCTTTATAAGTCTTTGCCATAACACCATAAATAGATAGAGTACTTCTAATTTATTTATAAGGTCACGATATGCCTCGCGAATACATATATCCATCTCATCTGGCCGGAGCCAACGTCCCTTTTATGAGAATAACCGCTAACCGCTATAAGTACGGTGGTGGAGGACAGCCTCGAGGCCACGTGACTCTATATCAACCGCCAGGTGTTTCTTTTTCAGACGGTGCTGGTTTTGGGTCTATGGATATGGGACCAATTGGCAATCAGCTTATGGAAGGTGTTCAATCAGGTAGGTCTGGTGTAGAGATAGCAAAGCAAGCAAACCAACAGATCAATGGTGAAGGATCTAATTCTGATCTTCGATCCATGATGAGTTTAAAAATAGCAAAAGATTCTGGTCTAGGAAATTTAGTACCTGGAGCTGAGAACCTTTCTGATATGTATGGTATGTCTAAAGGTGTAGCTACTAACCCTAATACTGTTGTAGCATTTCAGAATATGACACTACGTTCGTTTAGCTTTAACTTCTCCCTTGTTGCAGAAGATCCATCTGAGTCAGATGAGATTCGTAAGATCCAGGAATTCTTTCGCTCTGAAATGTATCCAGAGGCCGGAGTAGGTTCTTACATTCTAACCTATCCCTCTACCTTCTCAATTAAGTTCTATACACAGAATGGTCAGGAGAATCCATACTATCCTAGAATATTTGAGTGCAACCTAACTAATCTTCAGACTAATTTTAATGAAAGTGCCCATATGCATTTTGATGGAGGTGCACCTATATCGGTAGGCGTATCTCTTACTTTCCAAGAGACTCGTGTTCTTACTAAAAATGATATTGGTGCTGATGTGCCGGAGTAAGCTTAATGCTAAATTTCTTTAAATCGTTCCCATTAGTTCAGTATCAGTTTGATGAAGAATCAGACGAAAAGAACGTTATTATTGATATAAGTCGTAATGTTCGTGCATATCTAAGCGAGATGGATAACGCAAATGCCTATCGCTACTTCGAGGTAAATGACGGGGCAAGACCCGATCAGGTATCAATGAAGCTATATGGTACTCCAGCATACTATTGGACATTCTTTGTAGTCAATGAGGATCTAAGCAATGGATTACATGAATGGCCTAAGTCTTCCCAGGAATTAGCTAACTTTGTCGATGAGACCTACTTCCGTACTGCTCTTACCTTGGAATCTAAGCTTGGGGTATCAAGTAATTCACATCATCTATATAATTATCCTACTCTCGTAATAGGAGAGACTGTTAAGGGTCTTACATCAGATGCAACTGGTAAGATAGCAAAAATAAATTATTCTACAAACAGCCTTATACTTTCCAATGTTACTGGTACGTTTATAAACGAAGACTTTATTACTCTAACTTCTGAATTAGCATTTGCAAAGGGCGCACAATTTAACCATTTTATTACAAAGGAAAAGGATGCGCCACATCATTATGTAGACTCACAGGGAAGAGAAATAGATCGTTTAAACTTTAACGTCTCTGATAACCAGTTACCTGTGACTAACTTTGAGCACGAGGTAGAGGTAAACGAAGCTAAGCTATCAATTAGGGTTATTAATCCTGCTGCTATAGATACTTTTGCCACTCGTTATCGCAAACTCATTAATTCTTAAGAGTAGAATATGCCCCTCCAAAAAGGTTTACATCCTACAGATCTTTCTGCTATATCGCCTGATTCTTTTAGGCTAACAGTAACGATCGAGGGAGCAAACGGTAAAGAAAGAGACATATCACAGCTTGTTACATCAATGAGAGTATATGAATCAATCTTTCAACAAACTCTTATGGCAGAATTTGATATATCAGACGGTATATCACTCTTTGAAGATTTAAACATATCAGGTAATGAAAAGATAGTATCTGTTGTGCGTAAGCAGAATGATAAGAGTTCTCCCCCAATCGACATACAAAATGATTGGCATGTTCTTGATATACCTATATACGGTAAGCCTAAACCAGATCTTGCTACATATCGTATAAGATGCATTACTCCCTTTGGACTAGTATCTAAGTTTCGCCGTATCTCTTCTCCTTTATCTGGTACCTCTATTGAGATAATAGAAGAACTATACAGACAAGTAGGGGTAACAATAGATAAGCAAGAGACACAGAGTCTAGGCACAATGAAGTTTATTCCGCCTAAGCTAACATATTCCGATGCTATATCAAATGTACTGCAGAAGAGTATGACTCCTAATGGTTCGCCACTCTTTACATATCAGACCTTTCATGACTCTGCATTTGTTTTAAACTCTTATAATAAAATGATTACGTCTGACATAGTTGATAACTATTCCCAAGGTTATTTTTATACACAAGAGTCACAGACAGAAGGTTCATTTGAGGAAAAGAGACTACGTATACTCGAATCAGCATCAAACATAGGCTTTTCTCCATATAAGTCTATGAAGAATGGATCATATGTTACGCGTACGCATAAGCTCGATATATCAAATAAGACATATGAGCGAATAGATTTTAATGCCTATGAAGACAAGGTCCCACTTATAGATGGGGAGGAATCAGATCCAGTCTGGAATAGATCGTTTACAGTATCTGGTGTAGGTCCTACGACACTCAAAGAGACAAGTAATATCTTTATAAACCAGAACTCACTTGCCATGGCAGAGACTGGCGATATAAACTATCATCAATTCGGTGCATATAAAGAAGCAACAAAGAGATCAGTCTATTCTAATTTAGAACAGCTAGAGCATTCAATTAAACTATATGGTGATTCGCGATTAAAACCCGGATCTATAATCAATTTAAACTTTCCTAAGACAGGACAGGTAGAAGGAGCAGGAAGACAGAACGATGAGTTTATGTCTGGACGCTATCTAATAGTGTCAAGTACACATACCTTTAATAGTCTTGGTTACTTTACACAAGTGAAGGTACGTCGCGATTCGGTGCACAAACGATGAATAAATTTATGGATACAAAGTTTGTTTGGTTTCATGGTGTTGTGGAAGACCGAGCAGATCCTCTCTATTTAAACAGAGTACGTATACGTGCCTTTGGTTATCATACTCCAAATAAGGAGTTACTGCCCACTGAAGACCTTCCATGGGCAACTATAATGATGCCTACAACTGATTCAGGCACATCTGGTGTCGGTCGCAGTCCCCATGGATTAGTTGAGGGATCGTGGATAGTTGGATTCTTCCGTGATGGCACAGACGCGCAAGACCCTATCGTTTTAGGTTCTATTGCAGCACTGAATACTACTGAAGCTGATACAACTATAGGCTTCTTTGATCCTGCTGGTCTTTACCCTAAGAAGACAGATGATGTAGAGACAAACTATTTAAACGAGTCTGATGTTAATAAAGCTGCTCGTGGATTAGCTACACAGGCCAATTTAAATCAGGAGTCTATCCGAGTAGGTAAGGTAGCTAACTCAGATGCGAATACCGATCTAGGATATGTTGAATCTAAATCAAAGGCAGAACCGTTTGCATTAGAGGCAGAAGAGGACACCGATCCTGTTAACATATTTCAGTTTGACGAGCCGCCTTCACCATCTAAACCCCAATATCCGTTTAATAAGGTTACAGAGTCTGAGTCAGGACACGTATTCGAAGTAGATGATACTGCAGACTATCAGCGTATTAAAGAGCATCACCGATCTGGTACATTCTATGAGATACATCCAGACGGATCACGTGTACTGAAGGTTGTTAAAGACAACTATGAAGTAACACTGGGTGATGAGTATGTAAATGTAAAAGGTACATCCCGTGTTACAGTCGAGGGTGACTGCAATCTCTTTGTTGTAGGTAACTGTAACACTGAGATACAAGGTAATAAGGAAGAGCACATATACGGTGACTCTACCCAGGTTATACATGGCTCAGAGTTTAAAACGGTTAAGAAGAACGTTATTGAGAAGATTGAAGGCTTTATGACTCTGGACATAACAGAATACTTAGCTCAGGGTATAGGCACTTACATGACTCTTACTACTGGGGATTACTTTACACAGACAATAGCAAAAGATATGACTCTTGAAGTATCAGGAGCATTAACAGAGACTATATCTGGTGCACAATCAACAACTGCATCTGGCAATACATCGATTAACAATAATGTTGCTATCTCTGGTCTACAAACTGTGGGTTCTACAATCAATGCTGGTGGTATTATTACATCTACATCGGATGTTAAGACCGGTTCGATATCTCTTAAGGATCATAAGCATACTTCTAACCAACAGGGCACACCAACCTCTAAACCGATTGGCTAAAGGACATAAATAGATACTATGAGTAATCAAATCCTATCAGATAAAAGTTTAGAACTTACACGAGCTTCAGTTGTTGCTCGTTCACGTGACTTCTCTGATCTTGATCTCCGATTTAAACCCCATCCGAACCTGGGTGATCTGGTACCATTGCGAGACATAGCTGCTATTAAGAACTCTGTAAGAAATCTTATTCTTACAGGATATGGCGAAAGACCTTTTCAGCCATCCATTGGTTGTGCTATTACAGATCAGCTATTTGAAAACTTTACCCCAATTACAGTTGCAGCTATGCAGGAATCAATAAGTCGTACTATTAGCTTTCATGAACCTAGAGTATCACTTGCAGGTATATCAATAAGTGATAAGTCTGACGAAAATGCTGTGTTTGTTTCTGTAAAAGTTTCTATAATAAACGTACCTGATCTAGTGGATATAGATATTTACTTAGAGAGAATTCGATAATGGCGAACATTAAGAACGTAACTGAATTAGACTTTGATCAGATTAAGGTCAATCTAAAAGCTTATCTGCAAGGACAAGATAAGTTTGCTGACTATGATTTCGATGGATCAGGTATGGCAGTCTTACTTGATATCCTTGCATATAATACCCAATATAATGCTTTACTAGCTCACACTAATGCAAATGAGGCGTTCTTAGATACAGCACAGATGCGTGCGAATGTAGTATCTCATGCTAAAAGCCTAGGATATGTACCAGCTTCTTCAAAGTCATCTGAGGCTAAAATTGATGTTACCGTTATAGGCGCAGCGGGATCCAATACCTTTGCAACTATACCCCGAGGAACAGTATTCTCTGGTCTAATTGGATCTAAGCAATTTACCTTTATAACTAACGAATCCTATATTACTTCTAAGAATATTTTAAATCGTTATGTATTTGAAAATGTTTCAATCTTTGAGGGTGAGATCGAAACGTTTACCTATCGTGTAAACGGACAAATAGAAAATCAGAAGTTTAAAATACCAACAAACAAAGTTGATACCTCTACTCTTGTTGTTGCCGTACGGGATTCAGCTACATCTGAAACGTCTGAGATCTACACCCACTTTAACAACATCCTTGATGTAAAATCTGACTCTCGTGTGTATTTCTTACAAGAGGGATATGGCGGTGAGTACGAAGTATACTTTGGAGATGGTATTATAGGTAGTAAGCCAACAACAGGTCAGGTAGTAGACATAGCTTATATTAAGACCAATGGTGCTGAAGCGAACGGTGCATCATCGTTTACTACTGACGCTACTATTGGGGGATTTTCTGGAGCAACAGCTGCTCTTTCGACAGGATTTATTAAAACATTTTCTGGAGCAGATAAAGAAGATATAGATTCAATTAAGTTTAATGCACCTAAGGCCTTTCAGAGTCAGAATCGTGCAGTAACATCTATTGACTATAACGCTATACTTAAGTTAGAATACGATTTTATTGAAGATATATCTGTATGGGGTGGTGAGGTAAACGATCCACCAACGTATGGTAAAGTGTTTATATCAATTAAGCCTACAACCGGGGACTATTTATCGACTACTACTAAAAGTATAATAAATCGATTTCTCTCTACTAAAAACGTAGGATCAATTACAACTGAAATCGTTAACCCCGACTTCACCTATATTACAATGGAAGTGTTCTTTAAGTATGACGCAGATAATACAGCGAAATCTAAGGCTCAGTTAGAGCTAGCGGTTAAGGATGCTATAATAAATTATAACGATGTTAATCTAGAGAAATTTGACGGCGTGCTTCGATTCTCCAAGTTATTAAAAGCAATTGATAATGCTGATAAAGGCATTTTAAACTCTACAGTTCGTTTAAAGATGCACAAGCACGTTTCTCCTATAACTGGTGAGATACGCGACTATCCTATTAAATTCTCTTCTCCGATATATAGGACTTCAAGTACAGAACAAACGCTTTCTTCTTCGAAGTTTACTTATGCTGGACAAGAGTGTGAGCTATCTGATATAGCTTCTGATACATACCCAAATAGAATCGTGCAAATACGTAATGCTTCAACAAAAACCATTGTAAATTCTGCAGCAGGAACAATCACACCTACTACTGGCATGGTTAATCTAACACAGATTCAAATAGATTCAGTAGCGACTCTACTCATTTTTGTAGATCCAGACTCAAATGATATAGCACCTAAGTTTAATCAGCTAGTATCGATTGAAAAAGACCAGACTCCTGGCATTGTTATAACAGGCGAAGCAGATAGTATTGCTGCTCTCGGCTCAGTCGGCGCATCCTCATATACAACCTTTAGCAGACACGAATAATGACTATAAGATCTAATATAGAATCGAGTAAACTCGAATCGTTAATCCCGCGTCAGTTAATAGCTGATGCAGGAGGACTAATTGAGTTTATAAAAGAATATTATAGATTTATGCACGAGGAGCAAGGACCTTCCTATGTAATAAACAACATTCTTGCAAATAAAGATGTTGATACAGTTGTAGATACCTTTATATCTTTGGTAGAAAAAGAAATTGGAGCTGGATTTACTACTAATCTAGCAGCCAATAAGACTAATCTCTATAAAAATATAGTTCAGTTTTATCAGGCAAAAGGTTCTGAAGAATCATTTAAACTTCTTTTTCGACTTCTATATGATACAGATATTGATATATCGTTTCCTAAAGAAAAAATCCTTGTAGCTTCAGACGGGCGTTGGATCCAGCAGAATTCAATCTTTATTGAGGTTACAGAAGGTGATCCATTTGACCTTTTTGCTAACATTACAGATGTAACCACAACTGATAGGGTTGTTAAGGTTGAAGTAGAAAGAATACGGCGTGTCGAAGAAACTGCTTTTTATGAGATCTTTATAACAAAGGATAATAACACTCGGCGAGTTACTACTGGAGCAACGATAGATCAGTATGGTGTTAAGGCTACTGTTGTCGAGTCCTTAAACAAGTATGAGATCTATCATCCAGGTACAGGCTTTGGAATTGCACAGTTTGTCGACGTTACACAATCTCAAGATTTAGAATATAATTCCGGCGATTTAATCGCTATAACCTCTATACCTTCTGCTACCTTTATAGGAAAAAACGTAACGGTTGCTACAGGTACTAACGCCTATGGTACAGGAAATAAGTTTTATATTGACGGATTATCAGGTGCAAGCCCTGACCTAGATTTGGTGGAAGAAAGAACCTATAGACTCGATCAATCAGATTCAAGTAATTCATTCCATCCAATTAAATTTTCAGAGACGGCAAACGGTACCCACGGTACCGGAACAGAGTATACTACGGGTGTAACATATGTAGGAACACCCGGTACAGCAGGAGCATATACACAAATTGTTCTTACTGCAAATACTCCTGCCCTATATTACTATTGTGCTAATCACTCTGGTATGGGAGGTACTGCAAATACAATTGCTGGAGCTACTGAGAACTTCTTTCAGAAAGAACTTACAGTAAACGGCATTCGACTCGTATCAGCTGGCGCTGTTGGCGGTCAGGATTCTGTACCAGACGAATGGGTTAAGAAGACAGCAAGAGTTATTGAGCTACTGACAGATCCGACAGGTGCTGGTATTAATGAGGCTGATCAAAGAAACTTAATTAAAACCCTTTCAGGCGATTCTGGCACACTTACACACCCGGGAGTTCCAACACTACAAAGAATTGCATATGGTGGTGGATCAGAGTATACCCCAGCTTTCTTAACTGATGCTGGTACTGAATATTGGAACCTAAATGGTTTATATGATACCCATGTCCAAGATGATATGGTATGGTATAAGAATGTTTCAGGACCAGATCCCTCAACAAGTGATCGAGACATTGAAGAAATTATGGAGCACGTGTTCCATACTATTCATAACTTTGGTATTCCAGGTGCAGTGGCTGCTTCACAGGCTGAAGTACCAATGGCTTATCTGACGACACTCCTTCAACAGAGTCCTGCTTTCGATTGGCAAAACACAGCTCTTCACCTTGCTATGAAGGAGGTAATCGACGCAGGCTTATTTGATCCCTCCGGCTATGCTGTAGATTGGGACACAGATCCAGAAGCAGCAGTTGTAGCATATAAGGAATATGCGTATCTTCTTAACTGGTCAATGTGGGACATGAAAGAGTTCTGGGAGAACGAATCTCTAGCCCCAGAGTGGAGCGATACACTCAGAACACCTGCATTTATGCTGGCAAACAACCCTTTAGGTTATGCCTTATTTAATACCTACTTTGCTCCAGTATTAAGCAAGCCAGACTTTGCTGTATTAAAAAATATTTTTCAAGCAAATGATGCTGGTGAATCAGGATATAACGCTAACGACATATCAGATGGGGATGGCGTTAAGTTTAAAGTAACTAAGGTAGATGCTGGAACAGGTGCTCTAGAAGAAATTAAATTTATAAACTTTGGTGTAGGATACTCTTCGGAGTTCTATGCTATGATCATTCCTCGATCAGAAATAGTTGGCGGGGTTGATCTTATTATATCACAAAACCCTGCAGGGGATAAGATTACATATCCATCACGAGCAATTATAAAATTCTCTGAGTCAGTTCTTGCAGAGTATCGTGGGGAATATTCTACAAATAATGGTTTTTTATCTGACGATATATATCTACAAGACAACTTCTTTTATCAGCAGTTCTCTTACCTTATTCGATCATCCCAGCAGTTTGATAACTACAAGGATATTGTTAATAAGACAGTTCACCCAGCTGGCATGGCTATGTTTGGTGAGTTCGAGATTAATAAC